TCACTCCGTGGACATTATGGCATTGAGCGGATTCAAATCTAAGGCTTGCTCAAGGTGGTCAGGTGCAAAGTGCGCATACCGCATTGTTTCGCGAATGTTGGCATGCCCGAGGACTTTTTGTAGAACAAGTATATTCCCACCGTTCATCATAAAATGAGAGGCAAAGGTATGCCGCAATACGTGAGTTTTTTGGCCTTCAGTCAGCTCAATACTAGTGAGCTGAAGCATCTTCTTAAACTCCTGATAGCAGGGCTTGAACAATTTTCCTTGCCGCTGGCTTAATTCGTCATAAAGCCACTTCTGAACCGGAACGGTACGGTTCTTTTTGCCTTTTGTCTTTGTGAAAGTGAGCTTATAGGGTGAAAGTTGCGATCGGGTTAGTCTTTCTGCTTCCCCCCATCGAGCACCAGTTGCCAGGCATATTTTTACAATCATCGTCAGGTCTGGCTTACCGTATTCTTCGCAGGCTTTCAGAAGTTGGGGAATTTGTTCAAGCGTAAGCCATGACATTTCCTTTTCAGCTTCTTTGAATACGCGAACCCCTTCGAGTGGGTTTGGTAAACTCCACTCCCCTAACCTCTTCAGCTCGTTAAACACTGCCTCAAGATAGTGATGCTCTCGGTTAACAGTGATAGGCTTCGCAAACCATTTTGCCGGGTCTTTATGGTAGCCGTTATCAATTTCACCGCGGAGACGGCGATCTCGATAATGCGCCCAATCTTTAGCCGTTAGCTGAGACGCTACCGGGTCGCCGAGACCATTACAGATGATATGCAATTTAGCGAGACGCGACTTGCTGGCAACTAAAGCCTGACCGTGCAAATTATGCCAGAGCATAATTAACTCGCTCAGCTTACGACGATCCTCTTTCTCAGACATCCACGGCTTATTCGCAGCTTCGTCACGATAATATTGCTCGTAAGCAACCGCCTCCCCTTTAGTAGCAAAGCGTTTACGCACACGGCGACTTTCGCGACCGTCAACACGAAAATCACATAGCCATTCGCCGGAAGGTAGTTTCTTAGCAGCCATTTTATTTACTTGCTCAGGGTTAAAAAGACCATGCCTACGCAGATGACTTCATTGACGAGACACTCAAACTGAGATGAATCGTTTTTAACTGTCAATTTATTGCCGGGTAATCGAGCGATGTCATATACATCGCAGGTGCCATCAACATCGATAAGCCAGCGGCCATTGGCAATATTCTTAACATCGAGATCGACAAGCCAACCATGACCATTTTTTTCGACAAAAACCGGATTAATGACGTTTGTATCAATCATCGAGGCATCACAGAACCACAATCCAGACTCAACAATTTGCCCTGTGTGAATACTGTATTTGGGTAACTGCTTCAAACCAGCCGGCATTAATGAAACTTCTTCTGTTTTTTTATCTTGAATGCCGCCATTGCCAGTAGCTAACCAATACAAAGACGCACCTGTATCAAGCGAGCAAACAATCACAACATCCCCCGGAAAATGCTCCCGGCGAACCCATGCACTCATGGTGCCAGAAGGTATACCCAGATGATCGCCCAGCTCTTTCTGTAGAGTGAAACCATATGCCTGCATGATGCGCTGTAAAATCTCTTTGCCTCCAGAGTTCTCCATCGCCTCCATCAGTCTTTTGCCCTTCATGGGATACTTGCCAGGCTCGAAACTTACATTTGCAAGTTCAGTGCCCTCAGTAAGCCATTTTAGGTTTGCCCCAGTATCAAGAGCACATTGAATCAAGTAGTCACCGGGCACATTGCCTCGCGCAACCCAATTACTGATAGTAGATAGTGGGATTTTTGTGATTTCCGAATATGCCTGCCGGTTTTTAACTCCATAAGAAATCAGAATCCTTTCAATAACTTGCTTAACACCAGTCACATCATCACTCATACGGGCACCTATTAATATCTCGTATGGGTATTTACAATAAACCCACATGGGATTAATCTCTGCCTCAGCACACCGCAAATGTGCGAGAACATACCTAAAACGAACGTAACCGGAGATATTCAATGAAGACTCTTCAAATTGCAATCCCTTCTGGCCCTGACTTCCTCTCATATGAAGAGTTTGCACAGCAATATGGATGCAGCCTTAACACGGTTAAAGACATGGTTAAACGAGGTGAACTGCTGACTGTTCCTCGTGTTCGCGAAAGCAGCATGGGAAGGATCAATATGATAGCTTTCCGCGCACGTCTGCTGGCTCAGGCGATGAATTCACGTTACGCCGTGTTTCAGTAACTTGATTTTGCAAGTTGGAAGGAGCCACAGCATGTTAGATTTTCGCGTTTCGTCACATTCACACTTTAATGACGCATGCCAAATGTTCGCACAAAAGCATAACGTTAAAGAGCTAGCTATCAAGGCGGGTATCAAACCGCATACGCTTTACAACAAGCTCAACCCGGAACAACCGCACCAGTTAACCCCTATAGAAATTTGGACGCTGACTGACCTGACCGAAGACTCGATCCTTGTGGATGGTTTTCTCGCTCAGATCCACTGTCTGCCATGTGTGCCGGTCAACGAGCTGGCGAAAGATAAGCTGCAAACCTATGTCATGCGCGCCATGAGTGAATTAGGCGAACTGGCGAGCGGTGCGGTATCGACTGAACGTCTTACCCCGACTCGCAAGAGCAACATGATTGAGAGCGTAAACGCTGGCATTCGCATGCTGTCGCTTACCGCCCTTGCGCTACAGGCGCGACTACAGGCTAATCCCGCAATGGCTAGCGCGGTTGATACCGTGAGCGGCCTCGGTGCTTCTTTCGGGCTCATGTGAGGTGGCTATGTTGAAAAATGAACCGTCTTTCGCATCCCTGCTCGTTAAGCAAAGCCCGGCCATGCACTGCGGTCACGGCTGGATTATCGGGACGGATGGCAAACGCTGGCACCCGAGCCGCTCGCAAGCCGATTTACTGGCTGGTTTATCTTCCCGCAAAAAGGAGGATTCATGGCTCTTGAATCTTTGCCGCAAACTGCGCCGTTAATGGCCGGTGAACGCCTGGCCGGTCTCAACTATGTTGCTGAGCTTCGCGCGAAACACCTGGGCGACAGCAGCAAAGAGCTTGAGCGGTTTGTTGCTGATATGCGTGATAAACGCGATCCGCAACATGAGGAAAATAGCCGGGCTTTATCCGCCATTTTCTTTCTGGCGAAAATACCGGGCACGCGTCATGAGCTCAAATTAAGTGAGCTGACTACTGAGGAGAAAAGAGCGCTTATTACAGCGATGAATCATTTTCGCGCAGTAGTGAGCTTATTTCCCAAACGGCTGACCATGCCGAATTAACCCAAAACGAAATTAATGGCGTAAACCCGCCGGGCATTTTTTTGCCCGAAATCAGGAGAAAGACCATGCAGAAAGAATCAACAAACATATTTTTTGCCGAAACCGATCCACTAATGGCCGTGATTGATATCGCCAAGAAAGAAGAGCGTAAGGCTCGCGCCGCTGCCGTATCGAGCCGCCTTGAGGCTCTGGCCGTGCATATTGTTAGCAAACGCATGGGCTGCTTTGAAGTTGCCGAACTGCTGCGCAGAGAAGCTGCGCGCTATGAAAACGAATCAATGGAGCTGCACTAATGAGCATCCATATCGAAGTCGGTGATAAATGGGTAATTACCAGTGACCAGTTTCAATTCATCCTCAATGAAAAGAAGGTAGCCAAAGCCGGGAAAAAAGCTGGCGAGGAATGGCTCGACACAATCGGCTATTACCCGAAAATTAACCAGCTTATTTCCGGTCTGGTTCATCACCACATTCAGCACTCTGCCATCAATTCTCTTGAGGTAATGGCCGCAGAAATTGAGCGCGTGGGGCTGCTGTGTAGTGTCGCGATTAAAGAGGCCGTTGTTGATGCCTAGCTTTGCGGCAGAAAAAACCTATCCGTGGAATGCGGCAAAAAAAGCGGTTAACCCATACCTGAACCCGGCGGATGTTGCGCCGGTTTCTGCGCTTTCAAACCTGATTACTCTCTATGCTGCGGATAACGAGCAGGAACAACTGCGCCGCGAAGAGCTGAGTAATGAGGTCTGGGAACGCTATTTCTTTAACGAAACCCGCGATCCGGTTCAGCGTGACATGGCGCAGGAGCAACTTGTAAGCCGCGCAAAAATGGCGCGTGAGCAGCAGCTCTTTAACCCGGATCTGGTCATTGTTGCAAACGTTCTTGCCGAGCCTGCTCACATAAGCAAACCCCTATTTGAGCGGATTAAATATTTTCAGAGTCTGGACAAACCTCAGGCGTACGCCCGCTATTTGCGTGAAACCATCAGGCCTTGTCTTGAGCGACTGGAGCGCGTGCGAGTCAGTCAGGTTTCTGCCTCTTTCCGTTTCATGGCAAGTCATGACGGGCTGGACGGTCTGCTTATCCTTCCCGAAATGAATCAGGAGCAGGTAAAGCGGCTATCTACTCTGGTTGCCGCTCACATGAGCTCGTGTCTCGATGCAGCATGCGGCGATCTGTTTGTTAGTGATGATGTTAAGCCCGAAGAAATTCGCCAGTCATGGGAAAGGGTCGCGGCAGAAGCCATGCGCCTTGATGTCATTCCACCTGCTTTCGAACAACTCCGCCGCAAGAAGCGCCGCCGCAAGCCAGTGCCTTATGAGCTTATTCCCGGTTCGCTGGCCCGTATGCTTTGCGCTGACTGGTGGTACCGCAAACTGTGGCAAATGCGCAGTGAATGGCGCGAGGAGCAGTTGCGCGCCGTTTGTCTGGTCAACAAGAAAGCCTCCCCGTATGTCAGCTATGAGGCCGTGATCCACAAGCGCGAGCAGCGCCGCAAATCACTGGAATTTTTCCGCTCACATGAGCTGGTCAACGCCGACGGCGATACGCTGGATATGGAAGAGGTGGTGAACGCCAGTAGCAGCAATCCGGCACATCGGCGTAATGAGATGATGGCCTGTGTAAAGGGGCTGGAGCTTATTGCAGAAATGCGCGGAGAGTGCGCGGTGTTTTATACCATCACCTGCCCGTCACGCTTTCATGCAACGCTGAATAATGGCAGACCTAATCCGAAGTGGACCAGCGAAACCGTACGCGAGAGCAGCAATTATCTGGTTGAAACGTTCGCGGCATTCCGTAAAGCCATGCACAAAGCCGGGCTGCGCTGGTACGGCGTCCGCGTAGCTGAGCCGCATCATGATGGTACTGTCCACTGGCACCTCCTGTGCTTTATGCGAAAGAAAGAACGCCGCGCCATCACTGCGATGTTGCGTAAGTTTGCTATCCGTGAAGACCGCGAGGAGCTGGGAAATAACACCGGGCCGCGTTTCAAGTCGGAGCTAATCAATCCGCGTAAAGGAACTCCTACAAGCTATATCGCTAAATACATCAGCAAGAATATCGACGGTCGCGGCCTGGCCGGGGAAATCAGTAAAGAAACCGGCAAATCATTACGCGATAACGCTGAGAACGTTAACGCATGGGCATCACTTCACCGTGTTCAGCAATTCCGGTTTTTCGGTATTCCGGGCCGTCAGGCTTATCGGGAGCTGCGTTTACTGGCCGGGCAGGCAGCAAGATCGCAGGGCGACAGCAAAGCAGGAGCTCAGGTGCTGGAGAATCCCCGCCTCGATGCTGTTCTGGCTGCTGCTGATGCTGGCTGCTTTGCTACCTACATAATGAAACAGGGTGGCGTGCTGGTTGCGCGTAAGCATCATCTTGTCAGGACTGCATACGAGCTAAACGACGAACCGAGCGCCTACGGCGATCATGGTGTCCGTATTTATGGCATCTGGTCCCCAATCGCAGAGGGGCGAATCTGCACGCACGCGGTTAAGTGGAAAATGGTCCGTAAAGCCGTTGACCTTCAGGAGGCGACAGCCGACAAGGGCGCTTGCGCCCCTTGGACTCGTGGCAATAACTGTCCCCCTGTGGAAATTGTGACCGATTCAGAGGCTGAGAGTGCAGCCGTAAGACCTGATATCACGAATATGGATCAGCAGGACTTGCAGGACTATCTGCATAGCATGAGTAAAAAAGAACTACGGGAGTTGAATGCCCGGCTGCGCCTGGTAAAACCGAAGCGCAGAAAAGGGTATAAACAGGAAATAACGGATCATCAGCGCTTACAGCTCGAGGCTGAGCTCTGCTCAAGAGGCTTTGATGGCAGCGATACAGAAATTGACCTGCTTCTCCGGGGAGGCAGCATTCCATCAGGCGGCGGGCTGCGAATTTTTTATCGTAACCAACGGCTCCGGGAGGATGATAAATGGCGCCAGTGCTACTGACGGACTGATTTACTGGACACTTCAAAAGATTACACAAACCGCACTACCACTGACATCTGACAATTGATGTCAGCAACTAATCTATATTCATATCATGAAGATACGAAGATTTTACCATCTCACATTTTTTCTTTCATTTTCATTTTCAATTGATATACTGGATGAATATACAGTATGTCGTGAGGGAGGGTTTCATGGTTGGTGAGCAGTTCAACCAAACGCAGCATAAATGGGCATGTGTGCAATTCATTGCGGAAGTATCTCTGATAGCTAATTGTAAGTCGGCAGATCTCAAAATTGCCCTCTCCATCATTGCTGACTTAGCAAGTAGAGAAAACAACAAAGAAGAAGACGATATTTTCTACGAGGTTCAATGAACGATGAACATAAATATCACGCTCAGTAAAGAGCAGAAGATGGCGCAACAAATGGTTGATGCCTTTGAAAGTGAGTTGAACCGTAGGGTAAAAAATAAATTTCCTGACTCCCGCGTGACGGTCAAAAAAGGCTCAATGACGGGGGTCGAAATTGTGGGTTTCCCTGATGACTCAGACCGGGAGCGCCTGGACGGGATCATCAAGGAAGTGTGGGAAGATGAAAGCTGGCATTAAATAGCAAATCCCGCTGATTCGAAAACTGGTTTTCGCGTCGGCGGGATTGAACAACCCGCAACGCGGGGCGTTAGGCATCAACCGAGGAATCTATTTGCAATATTGGTTGAAGATATAGCGTGAAAATTAAAGTAGCGCACTGCTTATGTAGTCGCGAAATGCCGCCGAAACTCCGCGCAAGCCATCGACAATTAATCCTATTATTATCAGAAGGTTATGATGGAAATGGCACATGCTTTGATATTAATAATTTACGTGAAGAATTATTTAGAGATAGGATTAGTGCGGGTTGATGGGAGATTATGGTTTTATAAACCATTAATGAATATCTCATATATGAAAATTCAAAGGTAAAATTATGTCAAAATTTGATGAACTATGCGCAGAGTATAAAAATTACAGGTCTGAGTTTTCATCCGTAAGGAGTGATGCAATAAGCTTTTCAGGATGGATAGTTTCACATTATCTATCATATTTGGGGATAAGCCATGATTCACCTGCATTCAGGCTGATACCTTTAGAGGGTGAAGAAAAGGTCAATTCAACATACAGTCCTTTCGGCGCGACCCATCTCGACGATGATGGTTACTGGTGTATGGGGATTAGGCTCACAATATATGAACAAAAAAATATGCACCCTCAACTACCTTTGGTAATCGGAATAAAATTCCTCCGCAATGTAGATAATTCTCATACTGTAGGGCTTTTGGGGTCGGATTCGAAGTTTAAGATATCTCGAGATGATGATGGGCGGGATTTGATTCCGTTCTTCGATTCGATACAGAAAGAAATAAAGAAAGTCCTTAAGGTTCAGGTGGAATTTTTGCAGGGGAAAAATAACAAAATGAGCACAATCGGCTTCATACAGCATCAAGTTGATGATGATCTTAAAGCAGGAAGTAACGGGGAATGACGAATTTGAGCTGGCATATTTTGAGCCAGCTTTTTTGTATTTTTTCAAAAAAGTAGCCACGCATGAACTAGGTGCATTAGTTTGCATGTGCGTAGAGTGTTTATTGATGGTATGTAGCGCCAGTACTGGCGTGCTTTCATCATCCTAATGCAACTGCATGAAAAGAGACACATCAAGCGGGCAGGCGTGGCGGGGAGAGCATTGCGCGCTGACGTCACGATTTAATTTAATTTTACCCGCCTTAGCGCATCGTGGTGCTGTCGTTTCGGTTTGACCGTGATTGTGTGATGTAGCGAGTGCTGCGCGTCCCTGCGGGCTTCTGATTGCGCATATGAAGATACCGCCCGGAGGCGGCATTTATGGCGGGGTTAATCAGCGTCAATGCTGTAGTCTTTAAAGCGGATCACCTCCATTCCCAGCCAGTCGTTAATCTCTTTAAAACGCTCCTGCAATGGCGATAACTCGTTGCGAACAAATACCTTAGCCACTTTCTCAACATCCCCGAGCGATGCGATGTTTTCCGGCTTGCCCCCCATCAGCTGGAACGGCACGCGGTGCGCGTCGAGCAGGTCTGCAGCGCTCACTTTTTTGATGTTAAAGAAATCATCTTTCGTCGCGACTTCACTCAGCGGCACAATCTTGATGCCGTCAGGCTTACCGTTTGGGGCGTAGAAAAACAGGTTTTTAAAATTGCCGAGTCCTTTCGAGTCACGCATGGCCGAGCGGAGCGCGTCAACGTCGGTGCTGCTTTGCGCTGCATCGGTGACGTACATGATGTAACCCGCATGCGCGCCGTTCTGGTAATACTTTCGACGAAACAGCGTGGCGGATTCATTCAGCCAGGCGGAATTGAGTGCGCTCAGGTATTCCGGCATGCCGTACAGCTCCTGATTAATATCAGGCTCAAGCAGGTGGTAAACGGAACCGGGTGCGAACTCGTGCGGTGTGGTAAAGCTCGGCACATACCAGTAAACATCCTCCTCGACGCCCCGGCGGGTGTATTTGGCCGGGCTGGTTTCCAGTTTAAGGAGCTGGCCGGTGACGCTCATGCGCTTTTCAAGATAGCCATTCGCAAACACCAGATAATCCAGCACAAGGCGACTGAAGTCCTGACGTGACAGCAGCGGATGCGGAATATAGGTGCTGACGATGATGTTTCGTTTAACGTAAATCGGGGAGCTGTGATGCACGGCGGCGCGCAGGCTTTTCGCCAGCCCGGAGAAATTGACAGGCGGCTCGAACCAGCGGCCATTATGCACGCATTCGACATAGTCCAGGATGTCACGGCGATCGAGTACCGGCGAGGGTTCACCGAATGTGAAAGCCTCCATTTTTTGCGGTGCCGGGGTCGTCATACCGGCTGCTTTACTGGCTGCTTTGTTTTGGCTTTTTTTCATCTTAGTTGATGTCCAGAATTGAATGAGAGTGCATACCGCTACCGGCAGAGAGCGGTTCGTTTAACAGGGCGTGCATGGTTGCCCAGGCGATGTCCGCATGGCTGGCTTCTTCGCTGCGGCTGGCCTCGTAGGTCGAGCTGCGTCCGCTGCTGGTCATGGTTTTACGGATAGCCATGAATGACTGCGTAATGTCGGTTGCCCCGGCGTCATACTCCAGGCAACCGCGGCGAATGGTGTCTTTCGCTTTCAGCACCATCGCGGTCTTCATTTCCGGTGTGTAGCGAATGGCGCGCGCTGCCGGGAAGAAAGAGCGCACGAGCTGATAAACACCCTGTCCGATGCCGGTCGCATCGATACCGATATAATCGACGGTGTATTTTTCAGTGAGTGACCGAATGGCCTCGGCCTGTGCTGCAAAGTCCATCCCTTTCCACTGGTGGCGCTCAAGGATGCGGAACTTGCCCCCGGCCACCACTGGCGGAGCCAGTACCGCACACCCGGCGCTGTCACCTGTGTGTGACGGGTCATAGCCAATCCAGACCGGACGCCAGTTAAACGGCCGGTCGGCAAACGGCTCGAAGTCTTCCCACTCTTCCATAACGTCGACCATGCAGCGCTGTAGCTCCTCGAACGGGAATACTGATGCCTTATCGTCGACAAACTCGCACATGAAGAGGTTGCGGAAATCGTCGGCGCTGTTTTCCTGCCTCAGCTGGTCGAGGTTAAACAGGGTGCAGCCACCTGCGAGCGCGTCCTCAATCGTGACGATCTGCCGCCACTGACCATCCGGGCATAACACGCCACCGGCGAGCGCCTTATGGCTGATATCGATATCGACCCGCTCGGCCGCACTGCTGCGCCCCCGGTTAAACAGTTCGCCTGACCAGAACGGGTAAGCACCGTGCGCCAGCGTCGAAGGTGTCGAAAAATAGGTTGTGCGCAGGTGTGACTGCGAGGCCATGCCCGATGCCACTTTGCGCAGCCGCTGAAAGTTGGGTATCCAGAAAATTTCATCGACGTACAAATCGCCGTTATGACTCTGCGCCGTGTTGGAGTTGGTGCCGAGAAAAATCAGCTCTGCCCCGTTGTTGCCGATGACAATGGGATCGCCTGACAGGTCGACATCAACCAGACGGGCAAAAGCGATGATGTATTTACGGAATACATAAGCCTGCGTTTTACTGGCCGAGAGAAATATCTGGTTCTGGCCGGTCTTCAGGGCGCGCAGCAGCGACTCACGTGCAAAGTAGAATGTCGCACCTATCTGGCGCGATTTAAGAATGTGGCGGATGCGGTGCACAAGTCCGGCCTTATGCCAGTTGAGCTGATACTCAAAGGACTGGTCGAGGAAAATTTCTTCGAGTTTTTCGATAGCCTCGTCGCTGAAGAAATTTCGTTTCGGCTTGCGGCGATCCCCCTTGTTACGGCTGGCGATATTGGGGTTTAAATCCACCTCATTTCCGGTCTGGCCGTAACGGTTAACCCGCGCAAGGCGTTCCATCTGTCGCGACAGAAAATCAGCGACCTTGAAATCATGCGGCGTCAGGTCGGGCTTTGCATAAAGCTGAATCAGCCGCGCCTCTAGCGTCGACTCAACGCGATTAATCGGCGCGGTTTCCTCCCATCCATCACGCTGTTTCCAGCTCTGCACCGTCGGGCGTTTAAGCCCGAGCATGTCGCATATTTGCGGCACGGCGAAGCCCTGCCAGTAAAGCAGGCGAGCCTGACGTCGCGGGTCATTCAAAAGTGAAAGGTCTGTTGAAATGGTCATGGGTGCCTCGTTTCCAGTGTTACGAGGCAAGGCTAAGGAAATGGCGTGGCTTAATCGCTAAGCGCCTGTTGTGTCAGGGGTTGCACTTCTGCAACCGGTGGCTGATGCGGGTCGGAGTCGTGAAACTACAAACGACCCGAAAACCCAACATCAGGACATCTGAACAATGGCTAAAAAAGTTTCTAAATGGTTTCGCATTGGTGTCGAGGGTGACACCTGCGATGGCCGCGTCATCAGCGGCGAAGATATTCAGGATATGGCGGACACGTTCGACCCGCGAGTCTACGGTTGCCGCATCAATCTCGAACACCTGCGCAGCGTTATTCCTGACAGCGTGCTCAAGCGTTACGGCGATGTGGTCGAGCTGAAAGCCGAAATCATCAGCGATGACTCTGCCCTCAACGGTAAAAAGGCGCTGTTTGGTAAAATCGCGCCGCTCGATGAACTGGTCAGTATGGTGCGTGCCGGTCAGAAAGTTTATACCTCGATGGAAATCCGCCCGAATTTTGCTAACTCCGGCAAAAGCTACCTCGTGGGGCTCGCGGTCACTGACGACCCGGCAAGCCTCGGCACGGAATATCTGGAATTTTGCAGCCGCGCCAGCCAGAACCCGCTCGCCGGTAAAAAAGACCAGCCCGGCGATCTCTTCTCTGTTGCCAGCCTCGCCGAGCTGGAATTTGAAGACGTTCCCGACACGATGCTCAACAGCCTGACCGCAACGGTAAAGGCGATTTTCAGCCGCAAACAGGCCAGTGACGATGCGCGTTTTAACGATGTGCATGAGGCGGTGACTGCTGTATCTGAGCATGTGCAAATCAATCTCAACGCGACTGATAAACGCCTGGCTGAAATGGAGACGGCTTTCTCAGCGTTGAAGCAGGAAGTCACCACGGCCACCGAAGAAAACACCCAGGCGTTTAACAACCTCAAAACCTCACTCGATAACACCGAAAGCCTGAGCCAGCCGCGCCGTGAGAAATCGAAAGGCGGCACCGGCGATGAGCTGCTGACTAACTGCTGATATCACACCGGGCGATACACCGCCCGGCCAGAAACATTTTTAAAAAAATCAGGAATAACAATGCGTAAAGATACCCGTTTTAAATTTAATGCTTTCCTGCGTCGCGTTGCCGAACTGAACGGCGTCGATACTGGCGATGTGGCGAAGAAATTCAGCGTCGAGCCGTCGGTCACGCAAACCCTGATGAACACCCTTCAGGTGTCATCTGAGTTTCTGACCAGAATCAACATTGTGCCGGTCGATGAGCTGAAGGGTGAAAAAGTCGGCGTGGGTGTCAACGGGACGATTGCCAGCACCGCTGATACAGCCGGTGATGACGAGCGCACCACTGCCGATTTTACTGCGCTGGAGTCCAACAAATACGAATGCGCGCAAATCAACTTTGATTTCCATATTCGTTATAAGCAGCTCGACCTGTGGGCGCGATTCCAGGATTTCCAGACCCGTATCCGTGACGCCATCATCAAGCGCCAGTCGCTCGATTTCATCATGGCCGGATTCAACGGCGTTGCGCGTGCCGAGACGTCCAACCGTAAGCAAAACCCGCTGTTGCAGGATGTCGCGGTGGGCTGGCTGCAGAAATACCGCAACGACGCGCCAAAACGCGTTATGTCAAAAGTGACGGATGATGACGGTAACGTCGTTTCAACCGTGATCCGCGTGGGTGTAAATGGCGACTACGAAAACCTCGACGCACTGGTGATGGATGCCACCACCAACCTGATTGACGAGATTTATCAGGATGACCCGGAGCTCGTGGTGATCACTGGCCGCAAGCTGCTGGCTGATAAATATTTCCCTATCGTCAACAAATCGCAGGATAACAGCGAGTCGCTGGCCGCTGACATCATCATCAGTCAGAAGCGAATCGGCAACCTGCCAGCCGTGCGCGTGCCGTATTTCCCGGCCAATGCGCTGATGGTGACGCGTCTCGATAACCTGTCGATTTACTTCATGGATGATGCGCACCGCCGCGCCATCATTGAGGAGCCGAAAAAGGACCGTATCGAGAACTACGAATCTATGAACATTGATTACGTGGTTGAAGCGTACGCCGCCGGTTGCCTGATTGAAAATATTACCCTGGGCAAATTCGCCGCGCCTGCCGAACCAGAAAGCGCTGTCGCATCTTCTCAGCAGACCGACGGAGAGTAAGCCATGATGAGCCCCGCAGCACGTCACATGATGCGGGTCTCGGCCACTGAAAATGCGCGGCGGGATGCAGCCCCGCTGCGCAATGCAAATGCTTACGAGCAGATGCTGGTTAAGCTGGCCGCAGACCGTCGGACGTTATCAGCGATCCATTCCAAAGAGCGTAAAGCCGATAAAAAACGCGAGCTTCTGCCGTTCTATGCCCCGTGGGTGAACGGTGTCCTGAACGGCGGCAAGGGCGCGCAGGATGACATTGTCATGACCGTTATGCTGTGGCGACTCGATGCAGACGACATCCCCGGCGCGCTGGAGATAGCCCGTTACGCCATGCAGTACGGCCTGACCATGCCGACCGGGAAGCGCCACGCGGCCTATGTACTGGCGGAGGAGGTTGCACTTTCTGCCCATCGTCAGCGAGCCATAAACCAGCCGGTAACACTGGCGAGCCTGCTCGACACCATTGCCCTGACCGGGAAAGCGGATATGCCGGATATCGTGCGCGCGAAGCTGCACAAAATTACCGGCTATGTGCTGCGCGACAGGGGGCAACAGGCTGAGGCGCTGGCGCATCTGCAACGCGCCATTCAACTGGAGGGCGCTATCGGTGTGAGGAAGGATATCGAGCAACTCACCCGGGCGCTTCAGCCGAAGCCCGAAACCGTACCGAAACAGACTAACACCCGCACACGCAAAGTAGCCGCTAAGCCAGCGGCGCGGCGCGGGCGACCACCAAAGGCGGCAAAAGCCGCAGGTTAACCGAACGCTCCCCGAGCCGGGCGGCACGCCGGTCAATGCGGGTACTGATTACCCTGACTGCGACCGGCGTCCACCGCCCACCTATTACCCGAGGTTGTCATGACGACACTTGTAATTAATACCCCGGCGCAAACGCGTGAGCAGCTGGTTATTCCGCCTGTGCCAGAAGACGAGCAGATTATCGAAAACACCCCATTTTTCCCGGATATCGATCCAAAGCGCGTGCGGGATGAAATGCGTCTTGAACAAACCGTTTCGCCGGTGCGCCTGCGCCGGGCAATTAAGACTGCCATCGCCGAGACAAATGCCGAGCTTGGCGAATGGCGTGAGCGACAGCAGGACACCGGCTATACACGGCTGGAAGACGTGCCGACGGATAAGCTCGACGGCGAAAGCGTGCGGGTCTTTCACTACTTCAACGCCGTGTGTGCGATGACGACCGCAACGCTGTACGAGCGTTACCGGGGCGTGGATGCCAGCGCCAGAGGCGACAAAAAAGCCGACAGCATCGACAGCACTATCGATGAAATGTGGCGTGATATGCGCTGGTCAGTGGCACGCATTCAGGACAAAGCACGCTGCATCGTGGGGCAAATCTGATGCTCATTCGCGCACTTCAGGGAGACACCCTTGATGCCATTTGCGCCCGGTATTACGGGCGCACGGAAGGGGTTTTCGAGGCGGTGCTCGATGCGAATCCGGGGCTTGCTGAGCTGGGGGCAGTGTTACCGCATGGTGCGGCCGTCGAGCTGCCTGATGTGCAGTCATCCCCCGTCGCTGAAACTATCAATCTGTGGGAGTGAGAAATGACTGAAGGTGAAAAAGGCGTCCTGTCACTGTTCGTGATCGGCGTGATGATTGTGGTGGGCAAAGTGTTAGCAGGTGGCGAGCCCGTCACGCCCCGCCTGTTTATCGGGCGTATGCTGCTCGGCGGTTTTGTGTCGATGGTCGCAGGAGTGGTGTTGGTGCAATTCCCTGATATGCCGCTGACGGCGGTTTGTGGGCTTGGCTCCATGCTCGGCATTGCCGGTTATCAGGTGGTTGAAATCGCTATCCAGCGAAAAGTTAAATCACTGAAAGGGAGCAACGATGCCGGTCATTAACACGCACCAGAATATTGCGGCATTCCTCGACATGCTGGCTTATGCCGAAGGAACGGCCACGCACCCGCTGACGAAAAATCGCGGCTATGACGTCATTGTCACCGGGATGGATGGTAAGCCGGAAGTATTTACCGATTACCGCGATCACCCCTTTGCGCTGGGTCGCCCGGCGAAAGTATTTAACCGGCGTGGGGAAAAATCTACGGCATCCGGGCGATACCAGCAGCTTTATCTGTACTGGCCGCACTATCAGCAACAGCTCGGCCTGCCGGATTTCAGCCCCCTGTCGCAGGACAAGCTCGCCATACAGCTGATTCGTGAGCGTGGCGCGCTGGAAGACTTACGCCAGGGGCGTATTGAGCATGCGATCTCCCGCTGTCGCAACATCTGGGCATCGCTGCCCGGTGCCGGTTACGGTCAGCGTGAGCACAGCCTTGAAAAGCTGGTAACAGTCTGGCGCAGTGCTGGCGGGGTGACGGCATGAAAACACTGATTGCGCTGCTTGTACTGGCGTTACTGGGCCTGCTGTGGTTGCGGCATGAAAACGGCAATCTCAGGTCATCTTTTGACAGGGCAAACGGTGTTGCCACGCAGCAAAAAAACACCATCAGCATGCTGAAAAATCAGCTCAGCGTTTCGAATGCCAGGGCAGATAAAAACGAACGGGCGCAGGTGCATCTGCGCGAAAGGCTGAACGCGGTCAGTGAGCGCGAGGCACAGCGGGAAAAAACTGTCACGAGGTTACTCAATGAAAATGAAGCTTTCCGCCGCTGGTACAGCGCTGATTTGCCTGATGCTGTGCGCAGGTTGCATACCCGCACCGCCTGCGCCTCCGCAGGTAGTTGTCTACAGCGGGTGCCCGAAAGTGAGCCTATGCCCGATGCCGGGCAGCGACCCGAAGGTCAACGGTGATTTGAGCGCCGATATCCGCAACCTTGAGCGCGCATTAGAGAGCTGCGCGCTACAGGTTGAAACCATTAAACAATGCCAGGACGATCTCGATGCTGAAACCCGACAGTCTGCGCAAGGCCCTCACTGACGCGGTGCCGGTGCTGCGCAAAAACCCGGAAATGCTGCGCCTGTTTATCGATAACGGCAAGATAAACTCCACGCTGGCCGCTTCCCTGTCGTTTGAAAAACAGTACACGCTCAACGTGGTGGTGACGGACTTCTCGGGGGATTTTGATTTGTTGCTCGTGCCGGTGCTGGCATGGCTGCGTGAACAACAGCCCGACATCATGACCTCTGAGGAAGGGCGAAAAAAAGGGTTCACCTGGTATGCGGATATCAACTCGGATAACAGTTTTGATATCAGCATCAGTCTGTTACTGACCGAGCGCACCATCGTTAAACAGGTTGATAATGCGCTCCATGTGGAGTGCATCCCCGAGCCTGCACCGCCTGAACCGGATACACGTCCGAGGGCGATGTATATCAATGGCGAGCTGCTGAGTCAGTTTGATGAGTGATTTAACGCCCTTTGAGCAACGCCTTGAGGCGTTAATCGCGTCACTGTCACCGGCTGGCCGTCGCCGGTTGACCGTGGAGATCGCAAAAGAGATGCGCCAGCGCCAACAGCAGCGTATCAAATCACAGACGGCACCGGATGGCTCGTCGTACACGCCGCGAAAACGACAGCCGATAAAGGGCAAGAAAGGACGCGTCAAGCGGGAGATGTTCGCAAAGCTTCGCACCACTCGTTACATGAAGGCCAGCGGCGATGACAGCGCGGCGGCGGTGGAATTTACCGGAAAGGTGCAACGCATCGCCCGTGTTCACCAGTCAGGGCTTAAGGATAAGCCGGGCCGCGACAGTCCCGCCGTGCAGTATCCCGAGCGCCAGTTGCTCGGCTTTTCAGTCGATGATCAGCAGATTGTCGAGAGCCTTATTATCAGACACCTCGCCGGTTAACGTTGTGCCAGTCCTGACAAAACCCGCCTCAATTGCCGCCGGAACTCCCCGGCGGCATCCTTTCCGTTATGAATACTCTCGCAACTCTTCAGGAACTCGCGCGCGCGCTGCGCAACATGATCCGCACCGGCGTCATTGTCGAAACTGACCTTAATGCCGGGCGCTGTCGTGTGCAGACCGGCGGCATTACAACCGACTGGCTCCAGTGGCTGACCCAGCGCGCCGGGCGCTCGCGCACGTGGTGGGCTCCCTCTGTGGGCGAGCAGGTCATGATTCTGGCCGTGGGCGGCGAACTCGACACCGCTTTCGTGTTACCGGCCATTTTTTCGGATGACCACCCCGTGCCGTCTGCCTCGGCTGATGCCCTGCATATTGCTTTCCCTGACGGGGCGGTGATCGAGTACGAGCCTGACACCGGCGCGCTGACCGTCAGCGGCATTAAAACCGCCGACGTCACGGCATCTGAATCCATCACGGCAACCGTGCCGCTGGTCCTGGTCAAAGCGAAAACCCGCATCACGCTCGATACGCCGGAGGTGGTCTGCACCAAAAAACTCATTACCGGCACGATTGAAGTGCAGAAAGGCGGAACGATGAAAGGTGATATTGAGCACAGCGGCGGCAAATTAACCTCCAACGGCGTGCAGGTTGATGATCATGACCACGGCAAAGTCATGAAGGGCGGCGACTGGACGGAGGGAACAAAATGACAGCCCGTTATATCGGCATGAGCCGAACCGATGGCCGCACAATTTCCGATACGGAGCACATCAGCCAGAGCCTGAGCGACATTTTGCGCACGCCTGTCGGCGCGCGCGTAATGCGCCGCGAATATGGTTCGTTGCTGTTTGACATGCTTGACCAGCCGCAGACCCCGGCGCTTGAGCTGCAAATCAAGGTTGCCGTTTATATGGCTGTCCTGAAGTGGGAGCCCCGCATCAGCCTGACATCCGTGACAACCGAACGTCAGTACGACGGAAAGCTGGTCGTCAGCCTGACAGGGCAGCTTACCGAAACCGGCGGTTCTCTTTCTTTAACCATCCCTGTGAGCTAATACCATGCCGATTATCGACCTAAGCCAGCTCCCTGCGCCGGATGTTGTTGAAGTGCTCGACTTCGAAGTCATCCTTGCTGAGCGAAAGGCAATACTGATTTCCCTTTTTCCTGAAGAGCAGCAGGCAGCCGTTGCCCGCACGCTGGCGCTGGAATCCGACCCGCTGGTCAAATACCTGGAGGAAAATGCGTACCGGGAGGTCATCTGGCGGCAAAGGGTAAATGATGCCGCGCGCGCCAACATGCTGGCCTACGCCAGTAAAAACGACCTCGACAACATGGCCGGGAATAATAACACCCCGCGTCTTATCATCGTCCCGGCTGACGACAGAACTATCCCGCCCACGGCGGCGGTAATGGAATCTGACACAGATTTACGCCTGCGCGCGCAACAGGCTTTCGAGGGTCTGAGTGTGGCCGGGCCGACTGGCGCATATGAATACCATGGTCGCAGCGCCGACGGGCGGGTCGCCGATATTTCTGTCGTCAGCCCTTCCCCGGCATGCGTCACCATCACGGTTCTGTCGCGGGAGAATGACGGCACGGCCAGTCCCGAACTACTGGCTGTAGTGGACAAAGCACTGAATGCCGAAGAGGTACGCCCGGTGGGCGACCGCGTGACGGTTGAGTCTGCTGAGATCGTTTCGTATCAGATTGACGCAACACTCTACTTTTACCCCGGCCCGGAAGCAGAGCCAATCCGTCAGGCAGCCGAGCAACAGCTTCAAAATTACATCAGCTCGCAGCACCGCCTCGGGCGCGACATCCGGCAGTCAGCCATTTATGCCGCGCTTCACGTGGAGGGCGTGCAGCGCGTGGAGCTGGTTAAACCGTTAAGTGATGTTGTGCTCGGTAAGCATCAGGCATCTTTCTGTACGGAATACACCATTACTGCCGGGGGTACGGATGAGTAACGACCGCCTGTTGCCGACTGGCTCCTCTGCTCTGGAAGTGGCTGCTGCAAAAGCGGCTGCAGAAATTGAGCGCGTGCCGGTACCGCTACGCACTCTCTGGAACTGGCGCACCTGCCCGGTGAACCTGCTGCCCTATCTCGCGTGGGCGCTATCTGTCGACCGGTGGGATTTCGCATGGCCGGAGGCTACAAAGCGCAGTGTTATCGCCTCTTCATTTTTCGTGCACCAACACAAAGGTACCATCAGTGCATTGCGCCGGGTGATTGAGCCGTTTGGGTATCTGGTTGAGGTGAAAGAATGGTGGCAAGTCAATGAAGAGCCTGGAACTTTTCGCCTCGATATTGGTATCCTCGACCGTGGCATCACCGAAGAAGTGTATCAGGAGATGGAGCGCCTGATTTACGACGCGAAACCGGCCAGCCGTCACCTGACGGGGCTGGCAATCAGCCTGAAAGCGGAGGGGCTCATTTATACCAGTGTCGGATGCTATGACGGTGATGCACTGACAGTTTATCCCTATACCCCGGAAGAGATTGTCGTCGGCGGCGAATATTACCCGGTATCGGCTATTCATTTGATTGATAATTTGAGAGTAAACGCATGACAACTAAATATTTTGCCATTCTGACCAGTCAGGGTGCAGCAAGGCTTGCGAATGCTGCTGCGATTGGAACAAAGCTCAATTTAACCCAGATGGCGGTCGGTGATGCCGGTGGCGTTTTACCCACGCCCGATCCGGCGCAGACAAAGCTCATTAACCAGAAACGTGTGGCACCCCTCAATCAGTTGAAGGTTGATCCAGACAATGAAAGCCAGATTATCGCCGAGCAAATCATTCCTGAAGATGAGGGCGGCTTCTGGATCCGTGAAATTGGGCTTTATGATGATGCAGGTGTGTTGATTGCCGTCGCAAACTGCCCTGAAACGTATAAACCTCGATTACAGGAAGGCAGCGGCAGAACGCAGATAATTCGGATGGTTTTGACGGTATCAGAAACTGCGGCTGTCACCCTGAAAATCGATCCGTCTGTTGTACTGGCAACCAGAAAGTTTGTTGACGACAAGGTGGTTGAGGTTAAGGCATATGCCGATGACCTGATGGAAAAACACCTGGCGTCTTCTGATCCTCATCCGGGGTATGCGCTGAAAACGCATATTGGGTTTGTCACGCCTGAGCAGTTTGGTTACGGGCCGGTTGGTAAGGGAGCTGATTCATTTGCCGCCGCCGCTGCTGCTGCTTCAGATAATGGCTGGTACATAAAACTGGACGGCAGGCAGTACGATCTCGGTATCACGCCGGTTGACCTGCGTGGTGTTTGTGTGGTTGGAAACAAGCATACTTCGGTCAATGGTTACTTCAGGAACGCAGGCAAGCTTACGGGGTTCAATTATGGTCTGTCTTCTGTCGGGCAGACCGAGCTGAAAACACCCCGTGTGTTTCAGCTACCGGCGTCCTCGGTGGACGGTAAATTTCTGGTAAATTTCGCCAGTAACCCGGATATCTGGGGTATCGGCATGCAAAATGATAGCTCTATACACCGTGATACATTCATGATTATGCGTCGCGGTAACGGTGGTGATAAAGCGCCGTGGGAGCATATCCGCAATCAGCAGATTTTCTTCGGTCAGGCATTCGCCTATCAGGCATTAGCCTCCGCAATCCTCTCAGGCACATTCACAGACTTCGCCTGCACACCTGTTCAGGCAGGATATCCGTCAGGCTGGGGGTCTTCCTTCGCAGGGTACAATCTGCATATCATCGCTAAACGCACAACGAATCCGGGTGATTACATTGAGCGTGTCGTTCAGCCTGATAAAGACGGGTACGTGAATGTGGGTGCCTTAATCGCAAGCACCGGATCTGCCTTCAGTGTCAGCATCGATGGTGGCCCTGCGGTTAACGTTAACGCCCGCCTCAGCACTACAGGTATTCGCATCAGGACCCTCCGGGTGTACGCAGGTTTTGCAGATTCTGTGACGGTGCGGGTTACGCATACCGGTGTGACCGGACAAGCCATGACTGTCCTCGGCTTTAACCTGCACCGCCCGCGGGAAACCTACGCCAGCATTGCCTACGATAAATTCGCCCTGTACTACGATGCCGATGCAGACTATGCAGCCGGAGTGGGTGCGGGTGACTACGCCATGAGCAATGACGCGCTGGGTTTCTTCGGCAGTTATCACGGTGGGGAAGTCGCTCTGACTCCTCCGGTATGGCGGGTTGACGGGACTACGGTCTCTACTTTTGTACCGGAGAAACCGTACGCCGGAAGCGCCATCGACCTGATGGAGAAGACGCGTATCCACAATATTGTGGACACAAACATCTATCAGCGCTGGGCTGGTAATGGCCGTCATGAGATGTCCATTACCCTGAAAGGAACCAACAATGTCCCGTTCGAGGTTAGCAAAATGTTCCTTGGCATGAACGGAACATACGATGCCTTCTCCAGAATAATCTATCCGGAGTATGCAGAGGGGATCACAGGGGCATCCACTCCGGACTTCCTGTGTGGCATGACCAACATGGTAGTGCAGGAGAACCCATCCACGGGTCAGCTCGTCTACACCTACTGCAATATCGAAGAAGGTTTCCCCTCTGCGAAAGGAGGAGTGTTCGTTAAGACTACTGACGAGACAGGAGAGTCTTATCAGAAGGTGTATTTCGCATGGGTGTATGACAGCCCTATGCTTATCAATAAAGTTTCTGCTCAGATAGTGAAAGTATTTTGCTGACAGGCAGATATTTAACAGCAGGCTTTTCGATGGATTTATCCCCCTTTATGCACGCCCTCGCCGCCGTTACGGTTCAGTGTGCAGTCGGCCTGATGTTCGGAATGTGGGGTATCGGTGGCGTCATGGGTTGTCTCTGGTTCATCGCCCGGGAGCACACCCAGGCAGAATATCGGTGGATCTCCCGGTCAGGCAATGGCAGGCGAGAAAGTATGCCATGGTGGGGTGGGTTTGACTGGCGTGCGTGGAACATGGCCAGCCTGCTTGACTGGCTTATTCCTGTATTTGCCTGCACCGTCGTTTTTCTTATTGCTGGCTACCTTAACTGGACTGGCTAAGCCACGAATAATAAGGGCATTACATAAGTAATGCCCGACGTGGCTCCTTGTTGTATCAAACTCCCTACAACCCGGCTTAATAGCCACCTTCCGTCTTCGGCCTGACAATATCACTCACCCTATAACCACGGAGTTAAACGGATGAGTGATTTTCATCACGGCGTGCAGGTTGTTGAAGTCAACGACGGCACGCGCGTCATTTCCACGGTATCAACCGCGATAGTCGGCATGGTCTGCACGGCCAGCGACGCTGACCCCGCGACCTTTCCACTTAACGTGCCAGTGCTGATTACTGGCGTGCAAAGTGCTATTGCCAAAGCCGGTAAAAAAGGCACGCTGGCGAGTGCATTACAGGCTATCGCTGACCAGTCAAAACCCGTCACCGTTGTGGTGCGCGTTGAAGAGGGTTCTGGCGACGACCCGCAGGAGGCCCTCGCGCAGACGGTCTCTAACATCATCGGCACCACGGATGAAAACGGGAAATACACCGGCCTGAAAGCCCTGCTCACTGCGGAGGCGGTCACCGGCGTTAAGCCGCGTATTCTCGGCGTGCCGGGTCTCGATACCCTTGAGGTGGCGACCGCGCTCGCGCCCGTCTGCCAGAAGCTGCGCGCCTTTGGGTATGTCAGCGCGTGGGGCTGCAAAACCCTGTCGGACGCCATTAAATACCGCGACAACTTCAGCCAGCGTGAGCTGATGGTCATCTGGCCGGACTTTCTTGCGTGGGATACCGTGGCAAACGCGACCACTACAGCTCATGCAACCGCACGCGCGCTGGGTCTGCGAGCCAAAATCGACCAGGAGCAGGGCTGGCATAAAACACTGTCAAACGTCGGCGTGAATGGCGCAACCGGCATCAGTGCGTCTGTCTTCTGGGATTTGCAGGAGCCGGGCACCGATGCCGACCTGCTCAACGAGGCGGGCGTCACCACGCTGATCCGAAAGGATGGTTTCCGCTTCTGGGGCAACCGTACCTGTTCAGACGATCCGTTGTTCCTGTTTGAGAACTACACCCGTACCGCGCAGGTTATCGCCGACACGATGGCCGAGGGGCATATGTGGGCGGTCGATAAACCCGTCACCGCGACGCTAATCCGCGACATCGTTGACGGCATCAATGCCAAATTCCGTGAACTCAAAACAAACGGGTACATCGTCGATGCGACCTGCTGGTTTGATGAGGAGGCCAATGATAAGGACACGCTCAAGGCCGGTAAGCTGCTTATCGATTACGATTACACGCCGGTTCCCCCTCTCGAAAACCTGACCCTGCGCCAGCGCATCACCGATAAATACCTGGCGAATCTGGTTTCCTCGGTCAACAGCAATTAAGGAGCCTGACTAAATGGCAATGCCCCGAAAACTCAAACTGATGAACGTCTTTTTAGACGGCTACAGCTATCAGGGGGTGGCAAAGACTGTCACCCTGCCAAAGCTGACCCGTAAGCTGGAGAACTGGCGCGGGGCCGGGATGAACGGCACGGCACCGGTTGACCTCGGCCTCGATGACGACGCGCTCTCGATGGAGTGGTCGCTGGGCGGTTTCCCGGATGAAGTGATCTGGTCGTTCTACGCCGCAACGGGGGCCGATGCTGTGCCGATTCGTTTCGCAGGTTCTTACCAGCGTGACGACACCGGCGAAATCGTTGCGGTCGAGGTGGTCATGCGTGGCCGTCAGAAGGAAATCGACAGCGGCGAAGGTCAGCAGGGTGAAGACACCGAGTCAAAAATCCCGGTTATCTGCACCTACTACAAGCTGACGATGAACGGTAAAGAGCTGGTTGAAATCGACACTATCAACATGATTGAAAAGGTGAACGGCGTCGACCGGCTCGAGCAGCACCGTCGCAATATCGGCCTGTAAAAATACGCCGGTCAGCGGTGCTGGCCGGTTAACTTTCCGCTAATTTGAATCGAGATAATTATGAGCAAAGAAAACGTTGTTACCCTGGAAAAACCTGTTAAACGTGGCGAGCAGCTGTTTACGGAAATCACCCTGATTAAACCCAATGCCGGAACCCTGCGCGGCGTGAGCCTTGCCGCTGTCGCAAACTCTGAGGTCGATGCGCTGATTAAAGTGCTGCCCCGCATGACCGTTCCGATGCTGACCGAGCAGGAGGTCGCCGCGATGGAGCTACCCGATCTCGTCGCGCTGGCCGGTCAGGTGGTCGGTTTTTTGTCGCCGAGTTCGGCACGCTAGATTTTCCCGCGAAAGTATCGGTCGATGACCTGATGGCGGATGTGGCTGTTATTTTCCACTGGCCGCCATCAGAGCTGTATCCCCTGAGTCTGACCGAGCTCGTCACATGGCGCGATAAAGCGCTCCAGCGAAGCGGACACACGAATGAGTGAAAACGTAAAGTTACAGGTATTGCTCAAGGCTGTTGACCAGGCAACGCGACCCTTTAAGGCAGTGCAAACCGCCAGCAAAACGCTGGCGGGTGATATCCGTGGTTCACAGGATGAGTTAAAGGCACTGAACGCACAGGCGCGCCGTATTGAGGGTTTTCGTACCGTCAGCGGGCAACTGGCTGTCACCGGCGAGGCGCTGAAAAAGGCGAAAGCGGAGGCCGCAGCGCTGGGCGTGCAGATGCGCAACTCGGCAAGCCCGACGGCGGCACAGGTCAGGGCCTTTGAGAATGCTAAACGCAGCGCGGCGGGAATGCAGGAAAAATACAACTCCCTGCGTCAGTCCGTACAGCGCCAGCGCACCGAGTTGCAGCAATCCGGCATCGATACCCGGAATCTTTCCGCCGCCGGGCGTACCCTGCGAAACAACATCGCGGCAACAACGGCGACCATTGACCGCCAGCGTGAGGCATTAGCCCGTGTCAGCCAGCAACAGGAACGGCTGAATGCGGTGAGTCAGCGCTATGAGCGCGGCAAAGCAGCGGCGGCGGGCGTGCGAAACGTCAGCGCCGCCGCACTCGGGGCCGGTACCGCTGCCCTGTATGCCGGTAGTCGTCTTATGGCTCCCGAAATCCAGTCGCAGCAAAGCGGCGCGATGATTGCCGCCCGCCAGGGAGAGGACGCATCGAAAGGCGCGGAATATACCGACATCATTCAGCGTATCAACACCTCGGGTGTGAGCGAGGATATCGGGAAAATCACCGACGCGGTGTCTGCAGTACGCAGCACGCTGGGCACACTCGGCACCGTCGGTGAGGCAGAACTCGACCGCATCACCCGTAAGGCGCTGGATATGCAGACCACTTTCGGCACCGATACGGCCGAGAGTATCCAGATTGCCGCGATCATGATGAAAAACGGGCTTGCGGTCAGCAGCGACGAGGCGCTCGATTTGATTGTCTCGGGTATGCAACGCGTATCCGCTGAAATGCGCGGCGAGATGCCCGAGATCCTGCACGAATATTCGACGCACTTCCGCAACATGGGATTCACCGGCGCGGAGGCGATGTCGTTGCTGGTAGACATGTCGCAACAGGGCAAATTCGCCCTCGACAAAACCGGCGACGCCATCAAGGAATTCAGTATTCGCGGCTCGGATATGTCGAAAAACAGCGTCGCCGCTTATGAACAAATAGGGCTCAGTGCCGCGAAGATGTCACGCGACATTGCCACCGGCGGCGATAAAGCCCGGGCGGCAATGCAGAAAACGGCGAAGGGGTTGCTTGCCATCAAAGACCCGGCGGAGCGGGCAAACGCGGCGATCTCCCTGTTTGGCACACCGATTGAGGATTTATCGATTGACCAGATACCCGCTTTTCTCGGGGCGCTGGCCGGGGTTAAGAACCAGCTCGGTGACGTTAACGGCGCGGCCGACAGCATGGGAAAAACCCTGCGCGATAATTTATCGGGCGATGTGGCGCGCCTGAAGGGGTCATTTGAGGGGCTGAGATTTAACCTCTTTACCGGGATGAACACCCACCTGCGCACCCTGACGAAAAGCGCGACCGCGTGGCTCGCTCAGCTGAACGCGTGGGCAAGTGCAAATCCGGCCCTGACCGCCAATCTGGTCATGCTGGCCGGGGCTGTCGCCGGGCTTGCAGCGGTGCTGGGTGGCGTGGGTCTGGTTATCTGGCCGGTGATGGCGGGAATTAATGCCCTCATAGCCGGGGCGGGATTACTCGCGACCGGGTTCAGTATTGCCGGAGGCGCTATCGTCACGGCCATCGGTGCGATCACCTGGCCGGTGGTCGCCGTCGTTGCGGCTGTCGTCGCCGGGGCGCTGTTAATCCGCAAATACTGGGAGCCCATCAGTGCCTTTTTCGGGGGAGTGATTGAGGGGTTACGGGCGGCATTCGCGCCGGTCGCGGAACTGTTCGCCCCACTCAGGCCCGTGTTTGACTGGCTGGGGCAAAAGCTTCAGGCCGCGTGGCAGTGGTTCACGAACCTGATAGCGCCGGTTAAATCGGCGCAGGACACGCTAAACAGTTGCCGCGATACCGGCATGATGTTCGGCCAGGCGCTGGCCGATGCGCTGATGCTCCCGCTGAATGCCTTTAACAAGCTGCGCAGTGGTATCGACTGGGTACTCGAAAAGCTCGGGGTCATCAATAAAGAGTCAGGAACGCTCGACCAGACCGCCGCCAAAGCTAACGCCGCCGCGCAGGGCAGCAGCTATATTCCGGCAACCAGCCAGGCGGCAGGTTATCAGGGGTATAAACCTGTCACGGCATCCGCGGGGCGCTCATACGTAGACCAGAGCAAAAACGATTATCACATCACGTTGCAGGGCGGCGTCGCACCGGGCACCCAGCTCGACCGCCAGTTGCAGGAAGCGCTCGAAAAACACGAGCGGAAGAAGAAAGCCCGTATGCGCGCCAGCATGATGCACGACTAAGGAGGTAACAAAAATGATGCTCACGCTCGGCATGTTTGTCTTCATGCGCCAGACGCTGCCCTTTCAGACCATGCAGCGCGATGCGGAATACCGCTGGCCGTCGAATCCGCGCGTCGGCCAGCGGGATGCTTATCAGTTTTTAGGGGTCGGTGAGGAAACAATAAACCTCGCAGGGGTGCTGTATCCCGAACTGACGGGCGGAAAAATGACAATGACCACGGTCAGGCTGATGGCTGAAGAGGGGCGAGCCTGGCCGCTACTTGATGGCAGCGGGATGATTTACGGCATGTACGTTATTAACAAAGTCAGTGAAACGGGCAGTCTGTTTTTCTCTGACGGTACGGCGCGAAAAATCGATTTTACGATGACGCTCACCCGCGTTGATCCGTCGCTTGCCGCGCTCTACGGCGACATTGGTAAACAGGTTGAATCCCTCGTAGGTAAGGCGGGCGATATGGCGGGTAAATTAACAGGGCTGGCGGGAGCTGGATAATGCTGAATGCACTGAATAGCAACGCGGGGGGCGTGCTGACCCCCGCCTTTATGCTGACCATCAACAGCAAAGACATCACCGGGAATATCAGTAACCGCCTGAGGAGCCTGACGCTGACCGATAACCGGGGGTTTGAAGCTGACCAGCTCGATATCGAGCTTGACGATGCCGACGGTCTGGTCGAACTGCCGATCCGGGGCGCGGTGCTGAGCCTGTTTCTCGGATGGAAAGGATTTGCCCTGGTGGGAAAAGGCAGCTTTACCGTTGATGAAGTCGAGCACCGGGGGGCACCAGACACCGTTACCGTTCGCGCGCGCAGCGTTGACTTTCGCGGCACCCTGAACTCGCGCCGGGAGGAGTCATGGCACGACACCACACTCGGCGGCGTGGTGGAAGCTATCGCCGCCCGTAATAAGCTGGGGTCGGGCGTTGCGCCCGAGCTGGCAAAAATCCCGCTGCCACACGTTGACCAGTCGCAGGAGTCAGATGTCAAATTTCTGACCCGACTCGCCGAGCGTAACGGCGGTGAAGTATCGGTCAAGGCGGGTAAGCTGCTTTTGCTTAAAGCCGGGCGCGGCGTAACGGCCAGCGGTAAAGCCATTCCGCAGGTTACGATCTCCCGCAGTGACGGCGACCGGCACCAGTTTTCGATTGCTGACCGGGGAGCCTATACAGGGGTAACAGCGAAATGGCTGCACACCAAAGACCCGAAGCCGCAAGCCCAGCAGGTAAAACTCAGGCGTAAGGAGAAGGAAAAGAAAGCCAGCACGACCGCACACCCGAAAGCAAAGACGCCCGTAAAAGTGCCGGAAGCACGCGAGGGCAAATATATGGCCGGAGAAGCGGACAACGTGTTTGCGCTGACGACGATTTTTGCCAGCAAAGCACAGGCCATGCGCGCAGCACAGGCAAAGTGGGACAAGCTGCAACGGGGCGTGGCGGAGTTTTCGATTAATCTCGCGATGGGTCGCGCCGATCTCTACCCTGAGACGCCGGTGCGGGTTACAGGCTTTAAGCGCGTCATAGACGAGCAATTATGGATAATCACTAAAGTGACCCATTCTCTCAGTAACGGCGGCTTCACGACGTCTCTGGAGCTTGAAGTTAAATTGTCGGATGTAGAGTACGATCAGGACCAAATCTAA